TCGACATAGGTTTCACCTATATGCCCAAATTTACCTACTGGGAATCGCTTACACCTGAACCCCTACTAAAAACAAGGTCTTACATCAATTGGCTTTTAGCAACTTAATGCTTGCGAGATGAACGCCTTGTGCTTTCGGGCAGTAGAACCACATATCTCTCAACATGGCTAATATAACAGTTTTGAGGGGATCTGCCAACCCCATGTGTGCCAGTTATTCTGCTGGCACTTCAGATGGGATTTCTGCTGGAACTGCATTAGTCTGTATTACATTCCAGTCATCATCTCTATCATGAGATAATGAATAGCACTCCCATGTATGGTCTAATGTGAAGATGTAAGCATACTCTTCTCCACCATCAAAATAATCATCCACATTCAAGTCTAAACGTGGTTCTGTGTTCTCTCCTCTTGCATTATAGTATAATACATGAGGTTCACACTCATTTCTATCCCAATCGGTGTCTGAATCGCAGCATGAGATGTCTCCACCATCAATTAGCTCAGCAACCTTATCTCTTGTGTTAAACTTTTCCTTAAGAGTAACACCTAACCACTGTGGATAACCATCCCAGTGATGATACACTGAAAGAATGGCACCATCCGCAAGTTGTAATCCTATTCTTGACCTTGTTGCCATGTGTAAAAAGGGGGTAATTGGGTGAGAGAAACAAAAAGAGGTGATTGTGTGTTCTTTTACCCCAACGGTAATGTCCTGCTTCTAAGTCAGGTAGTTAGGAACCTCTTTTGTTTCCCATACATGTATAATACCATAAAAAAGACCCCTGTATAGGGGCCTTGTGACACTATCTAAACTGTCCTACTCATCGTACACTCTACACTCTTCTGCGTCAGGATGATTGTCACAGTAGATTTCTAGGTGTTGATCCTGATGCCTTGTATGGTAATCATTAATAGCACCATCATTACTATCAACTTCTTCTCCTTTATGATACTCATCATAATAAGCATGAGCAGATTCTAAATCTTCTCTTGTGTATTCCATTTTACCATGATTAATATGCTCTTTCCCATCTTTGGGATCAATATACACCTCATGATCTAAATCGTGTTTAATGTTAGACATCTAGTACGGCCTCCCTGAGTGCTTCCATTTTGATGAATTGTTCGTTCATATTATAATACAATTTATAGTTTTCTGTCGTCAAATAGTATCCTTTTATGTCATTTCCATCACAATGCCAACCATAACCTCTTACGGGTTCTTCCACACCATCTATACGAAGTTTCTTATGTCCTGTTAGATAAGAATGGTATCTTTCGTCTAAATTAATCATGGCATCTGAGGTAAGTGTTGCTATCCTAACATAAGTTATATAAAATATCTATAAATTTAATGTTGTCTTTATACTATGTTAGTATAACTCAATACTTAATCCAAATCTTGTCCCTGTTCTAGTTCTCTCAAATGTTCTATCACATCAGCAGTATCAATAACATTATCTATATTGGCAAGCATATCGGCAATATGCTTACTAACATAAGGTTTCTCATTTCTTGCTGAAAATGCAAGTGCATTACGTAGTGCCTCTTGTGCCTCTCTGAGAGAGTATTCTACTTGTTGTGATAATGTCATTATTTATCAGTATGAATGTCAATATTACCTGTAATGGGGTCACTCTTAGGAGTATATTCATACCCATACTTATTAAGTGCATCCTCAAACTCTTTTCCATCCAATCTACCTTCCCAATATGCCGTTTCTTCTGATATATTATTATTCTCAATTATCTCGAACTCATGCTTACTTCCTCTTAATAATGAAAGAAGTTTCACACTATCTCTATAACATGCCCTATGATATTTCATATTATTCTTCACAGTAGTGATAATAGAATCATATATTTCTTTAGGGGTGCAATCTGCTTCTACTGCTTCTCTTACCCACACTTCAAGTTCCTGTAGTGAATAGGCCTTGTAGTTATCCATAAGTATCGTGTTTAATAGCTTGTTCAATAATAACTTGAATCTCTTTAGAAGTCAAGTCGTTTAGAAACTTCCAATTAGGATCTTCTCTATCCCATTCCATACTAAATGAACCATCTTCATTCTGATGTATCTTCAGACTGTCGTTCTTCATTTTTGATTTGTTTCCTAACTTGTTTAGCATAATATATCTCTTGTTCAGTGTACCACTCAGGATGTTTCTTTGCTCTTTTTATTAATTTCTTTGCTGCCTTCTTTATACTCCAATCCTTCATTACTTCTGATTGTTTTAAGATAATCTAACATAGTATCTATACGATCTTCAAGGTAGTTCTCTAATTCATACATTTGTTTTGCATAATCCATATTCTCTTTTGTTAATAACTCTATATCACTCTCAAGTAATTCTATTCTATTAAGTAAGTGATCTCTCATCACTCTCATCTCATCATAAAGAGAGTCTATGTTAACATGTGGTTGCATTTTCATTCACCTTTAATATTTTTCACATCATATTCTATTACAATCTTCTTCCTTGTTGTTCCTTTATTATCATAAGTAGTAAACCGTTCTATAGTTCCTTTCAATTCAGCAGTGGCCATATGAGTGAAGGCTGCTATGATTTCCTTCTCAGATCTTTTAGTCATGTTTCTTCCAAATTTTACACATTATAAAACCCTCTCAACTAAAAGTCAAGAGGGTCAGGATTTACTATACAATTTACTTAAGGTGGATGTTGATACTTAATCATTTGTTTGTTAGAATAAACGTCTAATTGTTTTAAATTAAAACCTCCTTACATATACGTTTACAAACATGTTGGTCTTGCTCACAGTCAATTAGACACTCGTAGTATTCCGTGATTAAGTCGTAATGTGGATCATCTTCATGTTTTGATCCAGCTAACTGATTAAAGGGTATTAAGTTGTGCATAATTGTCTTTAAATGAACTACAATAACAAAGAGATTCAGATCATCTTGTTATCCCTAATTCTACCATTATTTAGACAAAATATGTCTGTATTCCCTGATACAATTTACAAAAATTTATGCCTATTAGTATATCTTATACTCACTCAGTTTCTCAATATATTGATAGATAAGATCCCACTTAAACTCAAATGTCTGACCATTTTCATCTTGTAAGTAGAAAGGAATGTTAGGATGTAACCTTTTAGCCCTGTAATAATGATTAACTACAGTATAATCATCATCAATACATCTCTGTTCCTCTAATTGTTCTTCTTCCATTCTTCCCATTCTGCTACTTGTTCTTCTGTCCAATCTTTCATGTAATGTTGACCTAATGAACCACGTAGCAAGTAAACACTAATACCATTAAATGTCTTAGCAGCTTCATTAGGACGGTATGTACCAGCAGGTGCATGTGGATTTGGCATACCTCTTACTATTTCAATCACCTGATCTCTTATTTCCATCAGTTCATGATAACATTCTTGATTATGGGCACATCCTCTCAATCTGTCATCAGGTTTATATACTGATTCAAGAAACAGAGTCTTCCCACGATCCCACTTGTCTTGTTTAGTTTCACTCATTTAGATTTCCTACTTTCTCTTAATATGTATGACTTAGCAAAGTCAAAATTTTTGGATGTATGCACCCACTCACCATTATGAATAATGGCAAGTTTCTTACTTCCCATAATAGGAATAGCAGCCCACATGCCATCCTTAGTCACATAACCCTGTTTCTTTTGGATGGCATCCTTATAGAAGGTTTGATAGTTAGAATTTCGCATTAACGGCTATAACAGTAGCAGTTGGGTTTCTGGCAAGTGCAGTCTGTCTTGCATCATCATAGTTACGTGCATTGACTTCTTCATAGAAGACTTGACCAGCAACATAGAGTTTGACTTCGCAACGCATGAGATTCCTCGTTTGGTATGTTCATATTATATAATAAAAAAGAGGTCTTGACGACCCCTCTTATGACAGTTTAAGAAATGTCACTTTGATAGTGATCCATTTCATGTATAGTAAATGATCTAGGAACTTCATATTTCATTCCATTCTCATCCTCTATAACAACTGGAGCCATCATAGCAAATGTTGATTTAACAAGAGACTCTATAGAAGATTTTTCCCTAGATTCCCATGTTTTCTTGTTGTTGTCATTTCCATTATGATGACAAACAAGATGAATATTATGACAATCACTGTAAATAGGATCAACTACACTCTCAAGAATCGCCCTAATAATTTTTGAGGGTTGTGCGGTGTTACCAGTGATAACAATTGACTTATCTTTATTTAAAGAAGCTGCCTTACGATTTAAAGATTTAAGGTTATCAGGGTGTTCTTCATCATATATGGCTCTTTTCAATCCACTTTTAGCAAGTATGTTGTCTTTATGGATTTTGATTGCTTTCTTACAAAGATAAGCAGGTTTTTTACCTTTATAACCTAGATTTTTACAAACCTCTTTACCATACTCTGTTTGCTTGGGATCAATATTAGTTCCTCTCTCTAACAATCCAAGTAACTGTTTGATGACATCTTCATCTTCTGTTTCCCTTTTCGCAACAACTTGTCTAGGATTCATCTTAAGACCAATTTGCCTTAACTCTTCAAGATTTAAGTTATATTTTTCACAAAATTCTCTTGATACTCTAAGAGTTTTAACAGTATTGAAATTTTTAAGTCCTAGTAGTGCAAGTATCGTGTGATTTCCATCACCTCTCACATCTTCATCATCACCAAAAGGATCTTGACCTTCCCAAATGAGAACTGGTGTTTGAAACTCAAGTCCAGTTTCAAGAATACCATCTCTAATACGACTAACATGCTTTTTATCTTCAGCACCCTCTCTTACTTGAAGACTTCTTAAAGATGCAATTAAATTAAGATCCTCCTCTGTATATTCACCATCCGCTATTTTTTGTTCAATAATATCCACAACTTCTTGACATTTTTCAATATCAATCGGTTCTTTATTACCAGTAGGAGATCCAGCATTGTTGTAAGAAAGAGGATTGCTCTTTGCTTTTTGATCTGTTAAGATTCGACTTTCTGTGTTTTTCATATCAATAGTTAATCCTATGTGTAGGATTTCAAGTTTTAGGATTGATTGAGAGCCACCAAAAACTTTTAAAAATTCTTGGTTTTTAGAACTGTGCCAATATGTACCATCAAAAAGACCTAGATGCCATCCAACATACCATTTACCATTAAGAATATTGGTATATTTGTAGACATACGCTTCATAACTTTGACCAATACATATTAGATTATTGATCTCCAGTATCGAGGGTGGTCTTTTCAATAGTTTCATCTGATACCAATCTATTATAGAGTACCTTTACCATTAAGTCAAGTGTTACCTGTTGTGGTCTCTGTTTCCATCCATACCACTTAGACTTCTTACCCACATGATAAGGTGGCAGTTTACCAACTGTCAAGTATTGCTCCGCAGTACAATCATATATGTTATCCTCATTCTGTAACCACCAGTGCTTCTCACCTCTATAATCTTCACCACTCATAGGAACCAACTTATCAGTATCCATCAAATAATATAATGCCTGTGAAGCATGATAACAATGGCCATAATACTTATTAGTCTCATCCCTGAACATTAACTTCTTACGCTTCAGTAAGTCAGGTGTTAGATTCTTTTGTATGAGTCCTGTTACCAGACACATATTTACTGAACTAAACGCATAAGGTTCAAACACAAGTCTCCTTGTCTGGAATATATGTTCACCTTTATACCTGTGTCTCTCAACTGTTTTCATAAAACTTCTCTAATCTATTCTCATAGGGTAAGACTCTCTCCTCTAT